TGGTAATTCTTTTAAACATACAGATAGTTTAGCTGCAAGACCACCTGGGTGGTTCTTTCTTATGTCTGATTGTGTGTAATTTATTTTAGGGGTAACGTTGAATACAGATTTTGATCCAACAAAGAATTTTCCGTTTTCAGGATTGATACCACAGAAAACTGCTGGTGCACCATCCCATTTAACAGATACGTTTAATTTTCTACGTGATGATCCCGCTAACATGTTTCTTATAGATTTAAGAAACTCTACAGCATTGACACCACCCTGGTATCCGTTATTAATAATTTCGTCTTCTAAATGTTCTAAATGAGTGTTTTTTGACTCACTTAAATATTGTTTAAAACTATACATTTTTCTCCCACTATTCCCATTATATCAAAAAATTACGCTCTTGTCAAGCGAAAAATTACACTAATCCCATAAATAAATCACTAGTTACAGGACTATTTATACTATTTTGCTATTACAAATTTACCTGATAGGGGAGTCCTTGATGTTATGTACTCAAACATCAATCTTAATACCTTATTGCCTTCGTCTTGTTTGTTGTCTTTGAAAAACTTTTTAAGTACAGGCATGACTTCATTGATTACAAGTGTAGCACTTATAGCACCTCGTTCAAAGTCAAATCTTGGTTTATCTTTTCTTAAATACTCTATCTTTTTTAATGCCTCAAGGAAATTGTTTTCACCTTTTTTATACTTATCAAGTATTTGTTTTGCAACATCTGGATTTACAAAGTGTATAATTTCTGATAATACTTTAATAGAGCCTATTGAACCACCTCTTGCCTCTGCTTTAGAAAATATAGCTTCTGCAACAAATCTTTTTGAGCTAGGATCGTGTCTTAATTTTATATCACCACCAGACTCTAATAGTATTCTCATATCTCTTGTATTACCTTTTGCAGGATACTTAACAGGTTTATAAGGTTGCCAGTCTGTTACACCTTTGATAGAAACTTTTTTAATATATTTTACTTCTTCTTTTCTATCAAAGTTTACCATTTGTAATATAGCTTCTTTTGTTGTCTTTTTTAGTGATAGAGGAAATAAATCACCACTATCTATTAGATCAGATGTAATGATATTTAAATTTTGAAATGTATATACTTTTTCTTTTGCACCTTTTAGTTCTTCATGTAATGCTTTTTTAGCCTTTTCGGTTGCAAGATATATATCTGCAGGATTCCATTTGTTTAGATTGCCAAATTTAGTTTGAGATTTATAACCTGATTTGTTTGCAATCTTAAATAACTTCTCTATAGTTCCCATAACATCTTTATCTCCTCTATAGTAGAATATGTTTTGAAAACCTCGTTGCCCAATCTTAAAATCAGGATCTATTTTAGATATGTCGTTAATTAATTTTTTTGCGATCTGTAAAGATGATACGTACCATTTAGTATCTTTCTTTAAAAATAATTCTAATTCGTTTAATTGTACACCAGGTGTTGCAATGTATTTGTGTGCTGATTTAAGAGTACTGTCTGTTATTTGAGTTCTAAAATCTGTATAATCAGGATACTTTTTAGGGTCAAAAAGTTGATTAGTTCTTTGTACACCTATGTAGTCTGCTATTGAACAAAATAATGCCTGTGATGATTCTGCTAGTGTTGTTAAGTCTGCCATAGATATATTTATCTACGGCCTCTGCTTCTCGCTGGCGAATTATAGTTTGTTTTACCTTTATCAGTAGCTTTTTCTTCATCACTTCTACAATCAAAAAAAGGTGGGAAACCAAAGATACCAAACGTTTTATTCTTATTCTGAAACTTTGTTAGACTTTTAACATCTTCCTCAAAGAAAGACTCTTGTAATACAAGTTTACTAGGCATTTCAACGCAACGCCATATGATCTCACCTTTAGATTTAACCATCTCTGTCCTGTAATAGATAGATGGTTTTCTTTTTCTTTTTGTATCCATTGTTTTCCTCATAGATTTAATATTAATTTAGCTTCTTCACTTAACATATCTTTACTAAATGGTGGAGTGTGTGTAAGAATTATTTTTACATTACCATAGCCTGCTACACGTTCAGTAGCTTCTTTTATATCACTACTTATTTTATCTGCCATAGGACACATCATAGATGTTAATGTGTGGGTAACTGTTACTTTATCTTCTTTAATGTCAATATCGTAAATTAATCCTAAATTAAATACATCTACAGATGGCATTTCAGGATCGTGGACTGTTTTCAATTCTTCTATTATTTTTTCTTTCATTATATTTTAAAGTCTGAAAATTTATCATAGGCCTCAGCTGATTGTGGGCCTGATGGTTTTTCAATCTTCTCCTTACTTTCTTGGTTACTATCTACAATTTGTTGAGCCGATTGCTCTACATCATACAATCTCATCTTACTTCTATCTACACCAATTATAAATGCACGATTGACAGCAGGATCATTATATCTGTTTTTTAATTGTTTAACTTTAATTTGACCTAGTTCTTCAAGTTCATCATTTGAAATAAGAGCAAACATAAAGTCAGCAGTTGCAGGAAGACCAAAACTTTCTGAAGTATCTTCAAGTCCTACATCACTTGATAGATAACCAGTTCTGGTTGTTTGTGTGGCAGATACAATAGGCACATTATATTGTACTGCAAGACCTCTTAATTCTTCAGCGATAGATTTAACCATAGTATAGGAGTTAATATTGCCACCTTTAAATCTACTACTAGTACATATATTCAAATAATCAATGAATATTAAATCAGGTTTAAATGCTTTCTTTAGGGCAAGTTCATCTAACAAAGATTTAAAATGACCTGCATGAGCAGACGCCGTAGGATATTCTTTGATAATTAATTGACCATTGGTTTTGTTTTGCATTTTAGATGTTTTATTATCGTATATTTCTTTTGGCATTTCATAAAGATCATCAATAGTTACATCTAATAAGTTAGCGTCAATTCTTTCTGCGATACGTTCTTCAGCCATTTCTAAAGTTATATACAATACATTTTTACCTTCCGATATAACACTACTTGCAACATGACACATAAACAAAGATTTACCAACACCTGTGCCTGCAAGAGCTATGTTTAAAGTTTTAGGTGGTAGACCACCTTTTGTAATTCTATTGAAGTATGAAAGATCAAACTTTAATCTTGCTTCAGTTCTATGGTAATATTCAAATCGGTCCTCTGCCTGATTTAGATAGTCATGTCCTATATGTCTATCAAACGAAACGCCAAGCGCTTCTGATAAGATACTAGGTATTGCTTCTGGTGTATGTTTCTTATCTTTACCATCTATAATTTGAATACCTTGTAATACTGCATTATACACAGCACGATCTTTACAAAACTTTTCTGTTGTATCTAACAACCATTGTTGTTCAACTTCTTCGTGTTGTAAACTGTTTAATAATGTGTTTGTATTTTTAAATTCGTCTTCGGTAAGTGTCTTGTTATTTGATAATTCAATTTGAATTGCTTCTTTTGTAGGGAGATTATTATACTTGACAACAAAATCACTTATGATATTAAATAGAGTAACCTCATCTCTACCTTTAAAGAAGTCAGGTTTAATAAATGGTAATGTTTTTCTTGTAAAGTCTTCGTTAAAGACTAGGTTGGATAAAAGTGTCTTCTCAAACATAATGTAGATAACTCCCTATAATATACTTTGGTTGATTAATTGGTTTTTCTCCTGCGTGTTTAAATGGCCATAGAGGTGGGAATACAAGCACCTTACCTGCCTCTGGTTTAACTGATATATCGTAATCAGGAAATGTTGTTTCGCCGCCATCATTGTTATTTAAATACATAAAAAAAACTAAAAATCTTCTAGCACTATTATAGTTAGTCACATCTACATGTGTTTGGAATTCATCTTCGTTGTTAGGTTCATACTTCTTAAATCTTATCTGTTCAAAGCCAAACTTTTCTGGCCATTGTTTTAATGAGTCTATATTAACATCTTTTACATATTTGTCAACAACCTGTCTTAATTTAGGAAAGATTATATCTGAATACTCTTTCCAGTCTGAAAACATGTTAAGATTAATTTCTGTAAATGACATATGTCCTTTTAAATTGGTTTTAGTTTGTTGATGTGGTGAGTCTTCAAACTTATCAATTAGGTGTTGACATTGATCTTTGTCTAGTACATTTTTATATGTAACTATGTAATTATTTTTCGAATCTAATTGTACCATTTTCTAATTGCTTTTCAACGACTTCTATTAGTATGTCGCCAATATAATTTCTAAAATCAATACTTGTTGTATCAACATTATTAGGATTTTTCTTTACATCATAATCAAACTTTAAAGGCAATTCGCCTTGTTGATTTTCTTCCGAGGCAAACTTTACGTGACCATATGTGTATATGATGTCTTTGTATTCACCTTCTACAATCTTTATACAGCTATAGTCGTCAGCGTCACGTTGAGCAAATACAAATTTACTCTGAGCCATAGAGGAATTCTTTTTTGGCTGCTTCGTCAAGTTGAGCGAGAACATCTTTAGTAAAGAATTTATCAGGTTCATTATTGATAGTTTTAGCATATTGTTTTGTTCCGTCAGGTAATTCTATTCTAGTTGATACCGACTTGAATATATTGTGTTTAATAGCAAGGTCTAATAGTCCATAATATCTATCTAGGCCGTCTTTATAAGTTAATCTTACATCAATTAAAGCATTCTCTTTTGTCAACCTTGACTTGTAATTTTTACAATGAATAATATTACCAATGACTTCTTTGCCATCTTTCTCTTTACGTTTAGATAGATACACGATATTACTTGCAGCGTATTTAAGGCCAGAGCCACCACCCATCTCCTTTTGAGGAAACATTGAGCCAATAACATCATATGTATGATTGGTCATAATCATAGGTACTTTTGCTTTGCCAAGTTTTAAAGTCAATACTCTAAATGCAGCTTTTACAATTTGAGACCTTGTCATATCTCTAGTTTCTTTGCCATCTGCTGTATCTTGCATTTCTTTTGTAGTAGATAACATACCTAAACTATCTAATACAAACATAATAGGTTTTCTAGTCTTCTCGTCTTGTTCTAAATATTTGTCAATTACTTTGATTGATTGGTGTCTAAATTCTTGTACTGTAGCAACTGGTACAATCACCATTCTTGTACTGTCTATACTACGACTTTCAACTAATTCTTTTGTTAATGCACTTTCTGATTCAAAGTATATTACACCAGCGTCTTTGTTCTTATCTAAAAATGCTTTTACTATTCCTAATGCAAAGAAAGTTTTACCTGTTGCAGCTTCTCCTGCGATTGCTGTAATTTTGTTTGATGGCATTCCACCAAAGATAGAACCTGATAGTAACGCATTAAAGGCAAGTGAGCCTGTGTCAATAAACGAATCAACGTCACCTGCTTCTACGCCTTCACTTACTAGTGTTGCATATTCATTACCAGTTTCTTTTATTATGTCTTTTAAAAAATCACTCATATCAATTCTCCTTATGTGTATGTATTATAACAGTATTATCGTGTTTTGTCAAGCGTCTTAAAATAGTGTAGCCCTTCTACTATGTCTAAAGTAATCTAATTTCTCTTTTGAAAAGCACCAAACGTTTTCAATATATATTCGGTTCATAAACTCTGCCTTTTCTTCGTCACTCTCAAATAGTTTATCTGATTTAGGTCGTTGCATAATCCTCATACCTATTTGTCCTACAAAGTTATCTTTTAAACTATCAACAAGTTCATCGCTACTATAGTATCTTTTGTTTTTTATATTAGGATCCATGATGTTTACAAACATATGCTTTGATCTTTCAAAACTCTTTTGAGCAACAGGTAAATAAAAGTCATCACGCCATTTAGAATATTCATCAAACTTATGCCATGATTGATTTTCTTCTTTTTCACCACCCTCGTTATATCTTTCTGTAGAGAAGTATGGTGGACTTGTAAATGCACAATCTATATTATCAATTTTATCCCATGGTAAATCTTCAGCACCACAGTTATAGATAGTTACCTTTTTAGGTTTAGATAAGAAACTATTATATGTTTCTACTTGTTTTAAATATTGTTTATATGTATTAGGGTTAGGATCACAACCGATATATTCTTCAGCGTCACTAGTAAAAAAACCTGCAAGTCTATCACCCCAACCACATGATGTATCTAATACTCTTTTGGCATTTGTCATCTGATAGATTGTCTTTGCTACATTAGGTTTAAATTGTGTTGCGATATACGTACCTAATCTAAACGCTGACATGTAACTCTTATCGTCTAATCTACCACCTCTTAATTCTATTTTGTTATCTACTTCAACAGGTTTCATACCATTAATACCACGCCATATAGGACCTAGACAACGCCATATGTCTTTTGCTGTACCATTCTCCCATACATCTATAGGTGCTTTGAAACCAAAACTACCACAATTCAATCTTAAATGTTGATGAAAGTAATTTGATATGTTATTAAAATTAGATGGTGCGTCTATGATACCTAGACCGTGGTCTTTAAAATTATATTTGTAATCATCATACTTTTCTTTTACATTTTTTTCTAGTACTTCTATAGGTTTTACAAACTCCCATACATCTTGTTTTTGTAAGGATTTAAATGCCTGACGCATTGCTTCATGTGAAATCTCCTTTAAAGGAAACTTTGGTCTATTGTCTGCAATGTATTGTGCTAAATCTTCTCTAAATTTTTCTTTACCCATATCATTAGTGACCATTTCAAAGGTCTGTTGATCCATTACAGGTAATTTATTCTCATCTGCGTATTTACTTAACTGACTCATCATTCCATTTCTTTAATAATAATACTATAAAACCATATATCATTATAACACATAATATTGCTAATGTCAATTCCATTTATTTACCTCATTTCCCCAACTATCCCAACCTTCTCTTTGTTGTCTAGCAAACAATTCTATGTATGGGCCTTGTAATAGATTCTCTATATGACTATACATAACATCTGGTTTACGACTATGCTCTCTACGTTTTTCTACAACCAATTGAGGTACTGATTTACTAACACGTTGTGGTTTACCTTTTGTTGCAAGTAAACACATTTCAGGATTACCTCTAGTCCAGTAACCTAGACCTGTAAAAAATCCATCTGATTTCTTATTTGTTTTCGCCCATGTAAAGGCTACAGTTTTGTACTTGAAACCCCAAGCATTAATTACTTCAAATGCTTTGTCTAATAAAGGATCAATAACCCACATTAGTAATACTGCATTGTCATTTGCTATATTGTTTACAGGCATATTACATATGTCTTTGAAACTCATAACGTTATAATGTTTTTCAGGACTTCTATCTTTGCCCTTATTAGAATACGTTTTAAAAGACCATGGTGGGTCTGCGTATATTACATTATACTTTTTAGATATATCCATACTAGTAGTGTCATAATTAAAAATGTTGTTGTTTTTATATTTGTCATTGCAATACGTTGACCTGCTTTAACAGCTAGAAAAATTGTCAAGTATAATAACGTCATTGCTTCTATCACCCGAAAAACGCCTCTAGTGTTGCCTGGCGTTCTAGTTTCCAACCAATAGATTCAAGTATAAATCTTAACGGATCAGTAAATGTTTTTTCAAATTGTAATTCATAGTCAACATATTTGTGTAGATCAAATTCTTCTGGTATCTTTGTAGCAAAAGAAATAACAGTATCTTTAACTGTATTAGGTTGTTTTAACATTAAGAATTTTATTTTATCGCCATCTTTAATAATAGGATATTTTCTTTGTAGTTTATGTTTATTAATATTATGATTATATATCAATGAACCTTTAACATGTATAGGTGTACCTTTGTTGTAGATATTAGATGAGTTAGTATATTTACCAAGATTATTACATGATCTAGGAAAAGCAACCTCTTCTGGTGAAAGTGTCATAAAGACTTCTTTAAACTCATTTACAAATTTTATTAAAGAGTCTTCACTATCGTTCATAATCACACGGATAGCATCCTTAATCTTACCTCTACAGACTTCAGGTGTAGATGATTTAACTGCCTCAACACCCATAATTTTTAGTTTAGGTATATCATATTTGACACCTTCTTCATCAAATACATTCATCATGTATCGTTTTTTAGCAACCCATATGCCTTTGTTAGCAATTGCTTCTCGTTTCATAATCATTTTTTGTTGATAAGCATTTACATATTTTGCAAGATTTTCAAAACTACTATCAATAACTTTTTGTATTTTTTCTTCAGCTGCTTTATCTAAAAAGTCAACAATCTGTTTTGTTGATTTATCTTTACAGACTTTTTGAACAAGTGAATCTAGTTTTAGATATATTGAATCTGTGTCAGACGCCACAACATAATTTATATTATCTGTACTTAATATCTTGTTCATAAACTTATTAACATCTCTTTCAATCCAACGTATAGATAACTGACCACCTAGTGTAATTGCCTCTGCCTGTTTTACATCAAAGTATCTGAAGTATTGATTGCCGATTGCACCATAAGCAGAGTTAAGCGAAATCTTTTTTGCCATCTGTATATTGTGACAACGAGAAATCTCGTTTGAATAGATTGGGTCTTTTGTTTTTTGATATTCTATCTTGGCCTCAATTGCCTTTTTCTTATATACTACACGTTCGGTGTACATCTTCTCCATAAGTTCAGGTAAGAAACCTTGTTTATCTCTTTTAAACATTGCGCCGTTTGGTGCAATAGTCACGTTACGATCTGTTGCCCATTTGAGATTTAATTTTTCATCTAAAAAGTTTTCTACACCTACTGCTTTAGGTTCTACACCTATAAACGTTTCAGGACTAATATTGTATTGCATAATTAAATGTGGATACAAACTGTTTAAATCAAACGAAACAATCCAGTTATGTAAACCTAGTTGTGGATCTTTTACATATGCACCTTCGTATTGTGTATCCTTAACCTGATCTTCTCTAGGTGGTATAATAATATCTTTTGTAAGTAAATGATTGTAGATGATTGTATCCCAACATCTTACTTGCGAATAAACATCTGTATAGTTTACCTTGTAATCATATGCCATAGTCAGGCATAACTCAATCAATTTCATTTTGTCTTCGAGTCTATCAACGAGTTCTACATCTTGTATATTGTACTCTACAAATCTTTGATAATCTTTTGTATAGAAATCTTTAAACGTTTCATATGGATTATCTAATTTCTGTTCGCCTAGTTCTACTTTAGCAATGTAATTTAGTTTATAACTTTCTTGTCGGACATACGTAAACTTTTTATACAAATCAAAATAATCTAGTACAGATAGACCTAGTATATTCCATATCTGATTGCTTTTATTACCAAGTTGTATTCTATCTGCGTTGACATAATTCCATGGTGACATTTTATTAATTGTATCATTGTCAAAGATATATCTCATACGATTCATAAGATAAGGCATATCAAAAAATTTTACATTCCAACCTGTTAAAATATCAGGATGATTTTTACACCAGAATTTTAAAAACTCTAGCAACATGTGCTTTTCGTTTTGACATTTTACATAAGTTACGTTAGATTTTTTAGAAATAAAGTCACCTGTACCCCATGTAATAATCTGTTTATTGCTGTGATTTTTTATAGTGATACAGATAATCGTTTCTTTTGCAGTATCAGGATCTGGAAAGCCGTTCTCACACTCGGTTTCTATATCAAGTGTGAATATCTTAATGTAGTCTTTATTCCATCTTACCTCGCCTTTGTATTCGTCAGCGATGTATTGATAGTTGTATCTATTCATACCAAAGATTTTATACTCTGGTATTGTACTATACTCACTATAAAAATGTTTTGCTTTTGATATAGAATCAAATCGCTTTTCTTTTAAGTAAGCGCCGTCTAGTGTTTTATATTTTGTTTGATCTCTTGTAGGTAGGTATAGTTTAGGATTGTAGTTGATACGACTTAAATAAGATTGTCCATTATT